GGGGGTAACTCAAACGTGTCGGCAACTGGAAGCTTTTCAGCTAGTGCTCCAGCAGAAGCAACACCCCCATCTTTTAATGTTGTTGGGGCTACAGCTACCAATCAAATTGCAAATCTTTTATCGAATCAAGAACCCATAAAAGCTTTTGTGGTGAGTCAAGATGTAACCACAGCCCAAAGCCTAGAGCGTAATATTGTAGAAGGTTCAAGCATATAATGCAAAATTGAATTTATAAATCGTTATTAGTTTATGAAAATTATTGAACTAATAATAGATGAAGGTGAAGATAATGGCGTAAATGCTATATCACTAGTAAAAAATCCAGCAATCGAATCAGATTTTTTAGCTTTAAAATCAGATGAAGTTTTACTGAAAACTATCGATGATGAGAAAAGGCTTTTAGTTGGTGCTCTTTTGATACCCAACAAGCCTATCATGCGGAAAAATGAAGAAGGTAACTATTACATATACTTCTCAAAAGATACCGTAGAGAAAGCTTCACAAAAATTCTTGATAAATAACAATCAACACAATGCCACCCTTGAGCATAAAATGCCTTTGACTGGGATGACATTGGTTGAAAGCTGGATTGTTGAAAATAAAAAGCAAGATAAATCAGCATATTATGGGCTTGATGTGCCAGTGGGTACTTGGATGGGCACGATGAAAGTGCAAAATGAAGATACTTGGCAAGAAGTGAAGTCTGGGAAAATCAAAGGCTTTAGTATCGAGGGGTATTTTGCAGATAAAATAGAAGCTTCAAAATATGATCCAGAAAAAGAAGCTGAAAATTTATTGAATGAAATCAAAAATATACTTGCTTAAAATGTATGTTAACAAGCTAAATCAAAGAGTCTTAAAATACTTCTTTGAATCTTATTCAGATTACCCAGATGCTGTAAAAAATAACGCCAAAAAAGGTAGAGAGCTTAATGAAAAAGTTGGTAATAAGTGTGCTACTAGGGTTGGCAGATTACGAAGTTCACAACTTGCTTCTGGTGCTTCAATCAGTGTGGATACTATTACAAGAATGTATTCATTTTTAAGCAGAGCACAAGAATATTATGACCCAAAAGATACTGAAGCTTGTGGAACAATCTCTTATTTGTTATGGGGTGGTTTAGCTGGTTTGAGGTGGTCAAAATCTAAGCTCAAAGAGTTGGGTGAATTAGATTTAGCTGAAATAGGTAAAAGGGGTGGAATAAAAAGAAGTAAAAAAGCCCCAAAGTCTGACACAAAAAACCCCAACCCAAAAGGTAAAGGCACTGCAAAAGGTAGTGCAAAGAATACTAGATCAGCAAAGGTTTCAAAACGAGATGAAAAAACGCTTCAGAATAAATCTGATGAGTTTAATGAACGATATAAAAAGAAGCTTGGCTATGGTGTGACTGTAGGAATGTTAAAAACAGTTTTTCAAAGGGGTTTAGGTGCGTTTAATGTGTCACATTCACCCAGAGTTAGAAGTGCTTCACAGTGGGCACAAGCTAGGGTTAACGCTTTTCTGTATTTAGTCAAGAATGGCAGACCACAAAATAAAAAATATACTGGTGATTTTGATTTATTACCAAGTAAACACCCCAAAAAACCTAAATAAAATGCAAGGTATCAATAGAAATAATGTCATCCCATCTAAATCTTCACCCAAAGGTGGAAACAGAGCTTGTTTGTGCCAGGATGGTAAGACTTATAAAAAAGAATGCTGTAAGGGTGGCATAAAAAATCAAGGTATCGGCAAAGTTTAAGTGGTATTTACAAAAAAAAATTATTTTAAAATGCAAATTTTTTTACATAAACCGTTAATTAATTATGAAATCTACTGAATTATTAAATAAAGTAAAGGAGATTTTGAATATTCCAGTAACATTGGAAGAATCAAAAGAGGTAAAGTTAGAAGTTATGACTTTACAAAATGGCACAGTAGTCGAAGCTGAACGTTTTGAAAAAGGTGCTGAAATATTTATCAAAAGCGATGATGAAAAAATAGCATTGCCAGTAGGTGAATATGTTATGAGCGATGGAAAGCTTTTGGTGGTTAAAGAGGAGGGTGTAATTGATGACTTTCGAGTTGTTGGTGATGATGTACCAGCCAAAGAGATTACTGAAGATTTAAAATATACAGATAAAAAGATGAAAAAAAAGGAAGAAGAAGAAGAAAAAAAGAAGATGCAAGAAGAGGAAGAAAAAATGGATGAGGTTCATAGAGATAAAGAAGGTAATATGATTGTTAAAATCGATGACTTCAAAGCTATGGAAGAACGCATTGCAAATTTAGAAATCGCTATCAACAAATTGAAAGGTGAAAAAATGGAAGCTTCTAAGACAATTGAAGAACTGGAGCAGCAATTATCAGCCGAACCAGCTGTGGAAGCCATTCAGCATTCACCAGAAAATAAGACAGAGGTCAAAGAACAACCAAAGTATGGAAGGAACAGACCAATGACAATGTCTGAAAAAGTTTTAGAAAGAATTTCAAATATTAATTAAATTATGGCAACTTATATAGATACTTCAAATGATATTGTATTTAATCAGGTAAGACAAAATACAATTACAACATCCGTAAGCATTGCTGCTGGTGATGCTGGAATTGACCAGAATATTGCAACCGATGCTTTAGTAATTAGTTTACCACAAATTCACAGTGGTAACATTGGATTAACTTATTTATTCAGAAATACTGGGGCAGATGGTAACAATATCATCACACTTAGCCCACATTCTACTGATGGGTTTCATGGAACTATTGCAAATTCATCTGCTGATTCAGTAGCTTCTGGAGTAGTTGACAAAGATTGGGTAAACACCAAAGCAACTGCCAACAAAGGTGACTATGTTATTATTAGAGCAGTAGCCCTTACACAGTGGTACATTGTTGGAGGGGTTGGAATATGGGCTTCAGAATCTTAATTATTAATTTTTAAAATATAGAAAAATGAGAAACGTTGAATTAGCAACAACAACAAACATAACCACTACTTATAGCGGTCAAGCGTCATCTGATTATATAGCAGCAGCACTTTTTTCAGCTACTACTATTGATGATGGTGGAATTACTGTTAAAAGTAATGTGCCTTACAAGGAGGTATTACAAAGGGGGGCTACTGGTTCAATTGTATCAGATGCAACTTGTGATTTTTCACCAAGTTCTACTCTTACATTAGATGAAAAAATTCTTGAACCCAAAGAACTTCAGGTAAATCTGCAAGTTTGTAAGCAAGATTTTTACAAAGATTGGCAATCGGCTTCTATGGGCTATGGTTTGAATCAAACTTTACCCAGTAAGTTTTCTGATTTCTTAGTTGCTCACTGTGCTCAGAAGGTAGCACAAACAACTGAAACCAGTATTTGGAGCGGTGCTTCTGGTGTAAATGGTGATTTTCAAGGCTTAGTCGCAAACATGACAGCCGATGCAACAGTGACTGACATTGCTGCTATCGGTGGAGGTTTAGCTGCTGGGAATATAATTGCTGAAATGTCTAAGGTAGTGGCAGCTTTGCCAAGTGCTATCTATGGGCAAGAAGATACTTATATTTACGTTAATAGCAAAACAGCTAGACTTTATATTCAAGCATTAGGTGCTCTTGGAAATGGTGTTCAAAATATGGGTTCAATGTGGTACAATAACGGAACACTCACAATTGATGGCGTGAATGTTTTTGTAACTCCAGGATTAGCCGATGACACAATGGTTGGAGCTCAAGCTAGTAATTTATTTTTCGGAACTGGTATTCTAAATGATAATCAAGAAGTATCGGTTTTGGATATGCAGCCAATCGATGGATCACGCAACGTTAGGGTAGTGATGCGTTATACGGCTGGGATACAGGTCGGCTTCGGTTCCGATTGTGTGCTCTATAGTTAATTGTTAACTTAAAATTATAAAGATATGCCATGTGCTGTAAGCAAAGGGCGCAGCCTTCCATGTAAGGCAGCGTTCGGCGGAATAAAGACCGCCTATTTTTTCGATCTGGGAGGGCTTGGAACAGTTACTTACGGAACTGGTGATGATGCTGGTAAAATTACCTCTATCACTGGAACTCCAACTGTTTACCCTTATGAGGTTAAAAATACTTCAAGCCTAGAAACAGCGATAAATAGCTCTCGCGAAACTGGCACTACATTTTATGAGCAAACGTTATCATTAACATTTACTTATTTAGACGTGCAAACGCAAGAGCAAATTAAACTACTCGCTTGGGGGCGTAATTCTGTAGCTGTATTAGACTATTATGATAATATGTTTATTTGTGGGTTAGAAAATGGAATGGAGATGACTGCTGGAACTATTGGAACTGGCACACAGCCAGGAGATTTGAGCGGTTTCACCTTGACTTTTACTGGTCAAGAAGAAGATCCAGCCACATTTATCACTAGCTCTTTAATAGCTGCAAGTGCAACTCAAGGATCACAAATTGATCCAACTTCAGCGGTGACGCCTTAGTTTTGTTTTTTTTAGTTAGTTTAGAAGCCCTTTAATTAGGGCTTTTTTTTTACAAAATCATTAAAAAATAACGTTATCTAATTATGATAATTGCTACAACGAGCACTGGGGCACAAAATTTTAAAGTAATTCCACGAGATTATTCATTAACTAGCTTTACATTGAAGATAAGAGATGATCAAACAAATACAACGGTATCTTATTCAATTACTGGAGCTAGTGTTAGCACGAATTACGTTATATTTAGCAACACATTTAGCCCCGTTTTGGTTGATAATCATTATTATGATTTTACGCTTGTTAGTGCTGCCAATTTAATTATCTATAAAGACCGATTATTTTGCACTGATCAAACGATAAATCAAGCAAATAATAATTATTACCATTTGAACGATGGTGTTTATACAGAATATGATGGATTTGACAATGAATATATTGTAAGATGAGAAAAAAAAATAAAATAAACATTCAAGCCACCGTTCCAAAAGCCAAAAAACCTATGAGCGTAGGCTTTGTAAATCTAAGTTCTTACGTTCTACCAGAAATTAAAGAAGAAACTGGCAAGTTTAACTATGTTAAGTTTGGTGAAAACAACGATTATTTTCAAATTTTAATTGATAGGTATGTTGGAAGCCCTACAAATCATGCCATTATAAATAGTATTTCACAACAAATATATGGTAAAGGCTTAAACGCTACAGATGCAAACAAAAAACCAGAAGAATATGCTATGATGATTCGAATGTTTTCAAAAGAATGCGTTCGAAGATTATGCACAGATTTAAAAATGCTTGGGCAATGTTCCGCTCAACTTATATATTCTAAAAATAGAACTAAAATAGTCAAGGTTCAGCATTTGCCAGTTGAAACTTTGAGGGCAGAAAAGGCTGATGAGAATGGCAAGATACCAGCTTACTATTATCACAAGAATTGGGCTGATTTAAAACAAGGTGAACAACCTCGAAGAATTCCAGCTTTTGGAATGAGTCAAGAACCTATCGAAATATTTTATATCAAACCCTATAAACCAAGCTTTTTTTATTATTCACCCCCAGATTATCAAGGGTGTGTTCAATATTGTATGCTTGAAGAAGAGATTAGCAATTATTTAATCAATTATGTACAGCAAGGGCTGTCGCCTTCTATGCTTTTAAACTTCAACAACGGTATTCCAAATCAAGAAGAACGAGAATTAATTGAAAGTCGCATTGCACAGAAATTCACTGGCTCAAATAATGCTGGAAAATTTGTTTTATCATTTAATGATTCTAAAGATACAGCTGCTGATTTAATTAGTGTGCCAGTTAATGATGCCCACTTGCAATTTCAAACTTTATCTGATGAAGCTGCAAAGAAAATCATGGTGGGGCATAGGGTAACAAGCCCAATGTTGATGGGTATAAAAGACCAATCTGGATTAGGCAACAACGCCGATGAAATAAAAACAGCTAGTTTGCTTTTTGACAATGTAGTTATTAGGGCATTTCAAGAATTATTAATTAGTTCGTTTGATCAAATACTTGCTTATAATGACATATCATTAAATCTATATTTTACCACTTTGCAACCTTTAGAATTTACTGAAGTTGATCCAACTATTCAAGATTCTGAAGAAATCGAAGAAAAAACTGGGGTTGAAATGCAACTCAAAAAGATAGATGGGCAAACAGTATACGAAACAAAAGAAGAAGCTGAAGCTATTGCAAAAACAATTGGCTGTAAAGGCTCACATATTCACGAAGAAGATGGCAAAGACTATTATATGCCTTGTGAGTCGCACGAAGATTTAATTAGGGGGATTGATAGAGATTCTGATGACTTACAAGAATTTATAGATTTGGGTGAAGATGAAGAAGCTTTACTTGAAGATTATGATTTAATTGATGTGTCAGAAGTAGATTATGAAGCAGAGGAAGCATTCGATGAGAAAATTAAAGAGCTAAATGATAAACACAAGCCAACAAACCTAGTAAAGACTGGTGATGCTTATGGAAGAAATAGAAAATCAGAGCAAGATGGCACATCAAAACAAGATGAATCATTAAGATTTTTAGTTAGATATCAATATGCACCATTGAAAAAGCAAAAAGATACTAGAAAATTTTGCAACGCAATGGTAAACGCCAAAAAAATATATCGAAAAGAAGATATTTTGAAAATGAGTGATAGAGTGGTTAATCCAGGTTTTGGAGTAGGTGGATCAAACAAGTATTCAATATGGTTATATAAAGGCGGAGCGAGATGTTTTCACAAATGGTTTAGGAAAACTTATGTAATAAATGAAGATAGAAACATTAATAAGAAACCATTGAGAAAAACTGATGAAATAACATCTACAAAAGCGAAATCAATGGGTTTCAAAGCTCCAATTAATGACCAACTTGTGCCAGTCGCACCACGAGATATGAAATTTGAGGGTTACACAAAAGCATACTGGGATAAAATGGGTTTTAAAAATACAGCAAAATAATATGGCAACTAAATTATTCATAAATCGAACCGATATGATTCGCAATTCAGTTATGGATGCGAATATAAATAGTGACAAATTTATTCAGTTTCTAAAGATAGCCCAAGAAATAACAATCCAAAGCTACCTTGGAACTGATTTGTACGATAAAATCACAAGCCTTTTGCCAACTGCAATAAATGATGCTGCAAACAGTGACTATAAAACGCTTCTAAACGACTATATACAACCAGCATTGATTCATTGGGCTCAAGTTGAGTATTACCCCTATGCAGCTATTGAAGTTCGTGCTGGGGGCGTATTTCGACACGTAGCAGAGAACGCTGAAACAGCAAGTAGATTAGATGTTGATTATCTCGTTGAGAAAGAGCGCACCCATGCGGAGTGGTATACTAGAAGAATGATAGATTATTTGTCACAGAATAACTCAAAATATCCAGAATATTCTACCAATAGCGGTTCAGATGTGTTTCCACAGTATGATTCACTATTCAACGGTTGGGTTTTATGAGGGTAAAACAAATAAATATTAAAAAATTAAAAGCATTTTTAGCTAAAATTAAAGATAATGGCGAGTCTGACAAACCAAAAAATATCAAATAGTTACCTAGGTTTACTAAATACCACTAGCAATGGAGTATTAACAAGCGCATTGGCTCAAATAACTGATGGGAATGGCAACGGTTCACCCATTTATTTGTCTACAGCTGCATTAAATCTTTATAATAAATA